TAGTAACTGTTGCTCCAGCACCAACTCTTACAATATCGGTGCCTATACCTGTGCGTTCTCTACGAGCAAATAACTCCGCGTCATAAGTATTGAGAGCTAGTTCTCCAAGAGGAAGTTGCCCTTCTGTTGGAACTTTTCCTGGAACTGCTGACCGTTTAATTCTAATATTTGGATCTGCCATTCAACCTCTCATTGGCGGTAGAGACCGTAGAAACTCTTATATAAGAGTTTTTATTATTTATAAGTTATAGACCGTAGCGAGATTTTGTTACTATTTTGCCAAATTTAATTATGTAAAAGTTCTCGTATCTGTAAATAAAATATCTCTACCACCAAAATAATATCCCAAACCATTGGTAGTTTTTGTTATTCCTGGTCCAGCAAATGAAACTGTCATAATATCACCGCCCCCCATTTCTCCAAACATTATCCTAATTGGATAATAAACTCCCGCATTTAATGTTGTAGTTCCACTTGCCTCTACATTTCCGTGAAGACCTCCATTATTAACAGTTGAATTTGCAGTAGTATATCCAGTTAGTGCATTAGAACCTATCCACAAATGGCTTGCATCATCAGAAGAAGTAAAAAAAGTGTAAGTTCCTGTTGTAGGTGCAAGAAAATATCCTAACCACATCCAACTGTATAAATCAGCACTACTAGTAAAGTTATTAATAGATGTTGTTAAATTTATATCGCCATGCAATGTTGCCGTGGAAAAAAATGAAACAATATCATTATAATAATTAACATATCTTTTCCCCAAAAGTCCAGATTGTAAGTTAATCCAACTAGTTGTAATGCCGCAATAAACTCCCATTAGATTCCAAACCTCCCTCTTAATGCGTTGAAGTTTTGTTGGATTTCTGCTGCTGTGAGTGCTCTGTTATAGATGGATGCTTGTGCTATGTTTCCATTCATATAACGAGAAACAGCTCCATCCCATCCCAGTTTTAATCCATCAAGAGTTGTTGATGCGTGTGCCAGCGTATTCGTTGCAGTCGTAATGCCAGAACTTTGACATAGGTAGAATGTTGCTGTAGTAGACGTTACACTAACAGAACCCATACACCAAACACCATTAGGAGGAGTTAATCCAGAATTAAACTGATATGATCCAGAAGTATCATTCCAATGATATCCAAGAGTGTTATTTGTACTATTAAAATCCAATCCAGAAACATTAGTACTACTACCACCCCTACTAAATAATATCCCAGCATAAGAAGATTGGGTTCCGTTTCTTTTTAACCATACACTAAAAGTTGCTTGAGATACTATAGTTGATCCAGAAATATTAACATAATCATCAATCCCATCAAAAACTATAGACCCACCGTTAGAACTATTATAAGTCGGTCCATTAGTGAGAGTTCCAGTATTACTTCTACCACTCAAATCAGTCCAAGTGGTTCCAGAACCAGGATAAGACTTTGTATTGCCAGCATCAAGACACAGAACTAATCCATCAGTAACTGTGCGTGGATTATAAGCAATTCCCATTCTCTCTCAATACCTCTTCGTTTTTGTATTTAGGTTAAATTGAGAAACGACCACGGAGTGCGTTGTAATTTTGTTGGATTTCTGTTGCTGTGAGACTTGCATTATATGCAGAAAAAGAAGCAAGTTTTCCAGTATAAATTCCACAACAAGCACTTCTAACTAATCCAGGTGCTCCATTTTGCATTCCTGTCTGAGATGCTGGAATGGATCCAGCATTTTGATAAACGCCATTCAGATATAATAAAACCTGTGCTGTTGTCCTACTATAAACCGTAGTGACATTATACCATAAATTAGAAGACAACGAAGAAGAAAAAGAAATACCACCCTCCGTATAAGTTGGTCCTATTAAGAAATAAATTCCATTCAATCCAACTCCAAATCTATACCCATCACCACCACCAGCATTAGAAAAAAGTCCAACTTGTCCAGAAGAAGAATTTGGATTTTTTATCCAACAGGAAAAAGTAAAATTTCCTGATGTTTGTATCATATTAGAACCAAATGTAAATCCAAGAGAAGAGCTCGCAGCATTTGCTCCAGTTGCTGTTGCAAAATTAAAGCAAGATGTTACATCAGTTTCAAATGGCACACTACCAAACATAGTAGCATTATTACCTCTACCACTCAAATCAGTCCAAGTGGTCCCAGAACCAGGATAAGACTTTGGATTTCCTGCGTCTAAACATAATACCAATCCATTCATCGCCGTGGATGGACTGTGAAATAATGCCATTATTCAAATTCTCCTTCTGTCTTTGTGCCTCTTTTTGATTTCTTGAGTTTTTCAAGTTCTGCACTCATAGTACTTACCATAACATTGAGTTTTTCTACTTGTGTCTCTAATACGATATTTTGATTGAATAACTCAAAAGTTTTTTGTTGATATTTTGAAAGAACTAATTTCAAATCTTCTTCATTCATAAAAAAATAGACCCATATGGGTCTATTTATGAATTTTCAGTTAATCTTTAAAAAGTTCCCGCATCAATCGTGATGTTCTCTAGATTTCTTGTTGAACCAGTACAAGAAATAACCTGAGATGTTCCAGCACAATCAGTTACCCAAAGAGATCCGATTTCAATGGGAGCAAAGGTAGTTACAGAAAGTTGAGGAGTGTTTTCATCAGTACCATCAGTATCTGAACCAAGAACACTTGCAAACTGGAATCTTGTTGCGGAATGTTCCCAGACAACAGCAGACTTCTTGGCGCCTGATGCATTATAGTTAAAGAGAACTCCAAGGTCCCAAGTAGTTGATGATGTTGGAGTAAGTCCACCAACACGACCAAGTTCAATAGTTCTATCTTCTACAGTTAACGCGGTTGTATTAACTTGAGTCGTACTTCCATTTACATAAAGATTACCTTGAACAGTTAAGTCATCAGCGATTGTAACATCATTTGACATCAAGGTAATTGCAATGTCACCGGTACTCGATTTAATATCATTACCATTAATTTGCAAGTCACCAGCAATAGTTACATTTGCACTACTTAAAGTGATAGCAGTTGTGCCATCACTTGCTTGAATATCATTACCGCCAACTTTAATATCACCTGCAAATGTAGTTAATGTATTGGAAGTGAGTGTGATATTGGTGTTGCCGTCACTTGCCTGAATATCATTGCCATTAATACGAACATCACCACCAACAACCAGATTACTATTAACTGTAGCAATACCAGTTACATAAAGATTTCTAGCAAAAGTTGCATCAAGGTCACTAAATGTTAAAGTATCACTTGCATTGGTTGAACTTCTATAACTATTTGCAACAACTTTTCCTTGGAACGCAACATCACCGGATGTATCATACATATACATCGCACGAGTGCCACTAGCAGAAGCAAGATATCCACTACCTGCAATAAGATCCCCAGCAGATTTTACATTTCCTGTAGAAGCATTCAGTGAAAGAGCCGTGCCAGTTCTTAAAGTTTCGCTAGTTTGGCCACCAGAAGTATCAACGAAAGTTGCATAATATGTTGCATTATCAGAAGTTCCAGTTGTATCAATTAAAGTTGCACGAGTTGCAGTTGTTGCTGTACCAGTGATTGATCCATCAACAGTTACATTTCCTGTAAAATACCCATGTTGAGTTGTAAAGGTATTTGTTCCTGGATTATAGTAAATGCCATCGTCGGTATAAACACTTTCATTGGTTGCAGATCCATTATTTGCGTCAACAAAAGTTACATAGTAATTTGCATTAGTATTACTTGCGGTTACTGTCTTAACTTGATCCGCAGAAGAAACATTACCAACTACTGAACCATAGAAAGTTGTAGCAGATACTGATGTGTCACTTACAGTAACACCAGAACCAACAGCAAGACGAACGCCATTCGCCATGTTTGTAGTTCCAACCGCCAATCCATAGTTGAAAGCAAATGCATCAGTGCTGAATCCAAGAGTTCCACTCTTGAACCACATCATCTGCTTATAAGTATCTGAAAGAGTATTAATTCCAGATGCAGTGAAAGATACTAGGGGGGTTCCTTCCGTTGATGCAATTGCAACACCTGCATGATTTGCAGTTGTGTCATTTGGTGTAGAGGTTGTTGTATATCCAAGAACAATATCTTTGTTCTCGATAAAGACTTCAGTACCACGAAGAGTAACTGTAGTTCCACCAATATAAACATTACCAGTTACATCCAAATCGCCAATAACATCAAGATGCTGTGCGACTTCTACAATACCAATTCCAGAATGAAGAGTTAATTTTCCCGATGATGTATTAATTGTGTTACTATCGCTGATGCCAATCTGAATTGAATCAATTACAGCACCAGTTGCAAAAGTTCCTATTCCAGCAAAGGAAGCATTATTCCATCTTTTTGATCCACTTCCAATATTATAAGTTGCATCATCACTTGGAATTAGATTAGATTTGAACTCTCCAGCAACTACAATATCATCAGTATCCGAATCTCCAAGATTTATTTGGCCACCATAAAATGTTGCAGTACCAATAAAGTGTGATTGACCTGTAACCGAAAGACCTGCACCAATCGTTACATTCTTGTTGATCCCCAAGCCACCATCAATTTGAACTGCTCCAGTATTTGCGTCTCCAAGAGTATTATCAGTACCATCAGTAAATGTTGCAATACCACTAAAAACTGGATTTGCTGAACCACTTGACCAAGTTAAATTTCCACTACCATCATTTGTAAGAACTGAACTTACTGTACCTTGAGCACCTGGAAATGTATAAGTTACAATTCCAGCAAGAGAATCTGGTGACTTCAGAGTGATATATGAAGTACCGTTTGAAGTTCCTTCTACAAGATTTACACCGCTACCAGTAGAAGCAGTTCCTTTGGTCCAATATCTATGAGATCCAAAGAACTTATTGGTATTTACTGAGCTATCTATACCAACATAGAGATCGTAGGAATCTGTCGTAAATCCAGGTTCACCTGCCCTTAATCCAGGGAGATTAGCAAGAAGACCTCTCTTAAACTGTAAAACAGGAGCTGCCATCTTATTATTCTTTTGAAGTTATAATATTATTTAGAATATATCAAAAAGTGCCAGCATCAAGATTAATTCTATCATCTAGATCTACATCTAATGCATTTACGAAATCGGAAGGAAGACCTGGTTGGATTGGTTCAGTTACTGCAGCAGAAATAATTACATCAGGATTCACTGCTTTATATTTTCCAGAAGCACTATCATACATAATTACATACTTATCAGAAACTCCAGAAAGGTCAACATCTAGTAGATCTTCTAATCTTCTTGACATGTCTATTTCTGTTGTTACTTTATATGTATTTGGCTGAGAAAACTTAACATTGTAATTGTAGTAACTCATAGTGACACACTCTCCTCTACCATTATAGTTCCTTTTAAGACTTTAACTTTTTTGCCCGACATTGTTAACACAATATCAAAGTAATTTCTACCAGCAGTCAAACTTGCGGTTTGTTCAGAAGTCAAAGTTAATTTAATTGTGCCAGTTGAAGAAGTGATTGTTTTTGAAAACTCTTGTCCACTGGTAGACTCGGGATACTTACGTATTTTAGCATATGTTGTTGTAAGTCCAGACAAGATTGATGCACCTTGATCAGGATCAAAAAGATTGAAAGTCGCTTCAAAATCAGTTCCTTTTTCAATTACTATGTTTGATACTTCAGCAACTGCCATTTATCTTTAGTATTTTTAAATATTTAGTATACCTTTACTTCTCTATATTCAGAATTATACAATTCATTAACTTCTTTTTTTATTTTTGCTCTTTCATCATTAATCTTATAGACACTACGCGCAAGTTCAATAAACTCATCATCAAATTCTTGTAGTTTTTCCTTTTTTCTGAGTTTATCTTCTATCTTCCAGAGTTCTTCATTTACTCTTTTAAGTTGAATTTCATATTCTAAAGTATATTGAGTTAGAGTACTTTTAATTAGATTGAGTTCTTCCAACTCATTCGAAACATATTCATTATCTGTGAACATAGATTTGATTTCTAAAATGGTAATTCTATCTAAAAGTTCACCAACTGATATAGGAACCGTAATTCTCATAGATTGAAAGTCGTTTTAATATGTTCAATCAGTTTTTCATTTTTAGAAACTACACCAAGTCCAAAACAATGAGTAAAGGTTACTTTAGGTAAATCAATCTCCTCAAAAAATCTCTTCACGCCATATTCATTGCCATTATGAGTTTCTACACAAGTATCGTGCATTAGAATCACACCATCATCATTTACAAACTGACTCCAAGTTTCAAAGTCTTTCTTCACATCTTCATAATGGTGACTACCATCAATATGAAGAATATCAATTTTCTTATCCCAAGTCTTAGCAACCTCATTGAAGTCACCTTTGATAAATTCCACATTATCTTGAAGATGTAATTTATCTCTCTTCGTAGACACAAATGGATATGAATTTACTTCTCCAATAAATTCATCACCAGCAAAGTTGTCAATACCATATACTTTACCAATTCTTGGCATAGCAAATGAGAATGTAGAGTATCCAAAATCAACACCAAGATCTACAGTTACCTCTGGTTTTAGATGTTTTACAATCCATTCAGAAAAAGCACGATGACCCATCCAAGCAGTAGTTGGAATATCATCTAAGTTAGTCAAGAACAATTTATCAATTGCTTCAGTTCTTTCTGAAAGTCTTGATGTATCTTGGCTAAATCCAGATGCAAATACAATAATATTAGGATTTTGAGTAAGTCTGCCAATATTAAGTAGATGAGTAAATGCTTTACCCATAGCATCACCATCAACATTCATAGCCTCACTTAATGCGTGGAAAGCATAATTAGATGCTCTTTGAATATCTTTAGTATTAATAAGAGCAATACTGGTCATAATGAATACATCAATTCTTGATGTGTCAAAATATGCTTTTGAAAGATTTAGATATTCTTGACCAAGTTCAATAGTCTTCTCAATGTTCTTAACTTCAAAGTAATGCTTGAAGATAAACCAAAGATAATAAACACTTGTAGGGTTCTTCTCAAATTCTCTTTCACAAATTGAAAGATAAAATAATTCTTTATCTACAGTATTGTGGATATTTTTAGTAATTTTAATAGTAGTATCTACAGTAGATTCATTTAGATATTCTTCAGTTGGCAAAAATACAAGATTTTCATGTACAGCACCTACCCAAGTATAATTCTTGGTTCTATGAAAACGAATGTGAGTTTCATTTGATAATGTTGGTTCCTTATCTCCTATTTTATTATATCTTTCGTGTCTAAATGCTGTAAACTCACCAGCAATCACATCAAGACCATCTGGAAAGAACTCATCTAGGTCTTCATTCAAATCAAGAGAGAATGCCCAATCAGTCTTTACATAAGACAGTGCCTGATTTCTTGCTTTGGCAAAATCAAACTCTTCTCTACTTTGTGAATGTTCATATACTTCAATACCAGCATCTTTGAGTAGTTGAACCGTATTATCTGTGCTTCCAGTATCAACTACAACAGTATGAGAAAATTTCTTTGAAATTTCAATAAATCTTTCAACATTCTTCTCTTCGTTTTTGGCAATAGCATAAAGTGTAACTTCCATTTTTTCTCCTTGTTTTTGATGCAACCAAACTTTGTTTAATGTAAAATCTCCACGGTCTAAAAGAACCACAGATTTTCCTGTAAAATATTCTTTGACTGCTTGAATAACTCCACCCCAACTTATTACATAATCATCACCAGTAATAAAACCTCCTGGTTTTACTTTTGGATACCAAGCAATAATATCTACTAAAACATTTTCGTAATCGTGTGAAGCATCAATATGAACAAAATCAAGACTATTATCTTCAAATTGCTTTGCTGCTTCTACACTAGTAGTTTTGAGTGGCATTACTTGTTCCTGAACACCACACATTTGAATATGGTGATTGAAGATATCAAATAGAGTTAGGTTTTCATTCTTCAATTTTTCTATTGTCTCTTTATGAGATATTTCCTCACTACCTTCCCAAGTATCTACGGCATAAAACTTGATATTTTTGGAAGATTTTTTAATCTGTTCTCCCATATAACAAGTAGACCTTCCCATCCAAGAACCAACTTCTACAAAAGTTGAGTTATCTGGACAGTATTTGATTGCTAAATCATAAAGGTTAGTGTAAGAAAAATAACCTTCAACATCTTTCCAATTCATATTATTAGTTATTTTGGTGTTACGAAAGTTTTATTGGGCCCCCAATCATTATGCTTGTTAATATAAGTTTGATAAAAGTCAATAGAACCACGAATAAAGTTTAAACTGGAGACCGTTAATGCAAAAATAATTAACTTTTTAACTAATTTAAGTTCACTACTTACTAGTTGGTCAGTTTTAATTCTATCAAGAATACTTTTTTGATGTAGTTTTGGAAGTTCTATATCTGTGGATTCTTTTTGTGTATAAGTCCAAGTGCTTGTTTCAAAATCATACTCAGTGAGATTTGTGTGCTCAAAGTTTTTAAGAATAGGAGCACAGATATACTGAATGTTCTTATCAATATGAGAAATACTTAAGTCAATCAAAATTGGAATTTCAGTCTCTGTGACACAAACAATATGTGTTTGCATCATTTTTTCCGAAGAATAATTATTTTGATTAAATCCTGGATATCCCATCAGGTACATTCCTGGTGGATTTTTAAGTGTAACCATCAAATTACACTCAACCAATCTTGACTTGATTCCTTCCTTATGTAAAAGTTTAAGTACAATATCACTCATACTTAAACAATATCCAGAACCTGCCTCAAGCATTCCAGATTTATTCAGACCATCTACAAGACCTTTAATGATTTTAAAGTATTCAGTTTGAGTTACAGGATGATTTTTCATAAGTAAGTTTTCCAATCAATACAAGGTGATAATAAATCTTTTTGACAGTGTGTAGAATAACCGGGAATGGAAGAGATAAGAACTCTTCCTCTTTGTGATAATTCTAAAAACTTTTGGTGGTCTGCTGATGGT